TGGTAATTCGAACCCCGTTTAAATTCTAGCGAGCGAATTTTTAAAACAGGTTAACCGTAATCTACTTTATGGGTAAATAATGACAGAACAGGTTAATAATCAGTTAACACGCACGGAATATGCGGAATATAAAGGTGTGAGTAAGCCGATGGTGTCGAAATGGGCGCGAGATAATCGGTTAGTGTTAACTCCTGATGAAAAATTTGTGTTAGTTGCTGAGTCTGACGCGCGAATTAGGTTAACCGCAAGCCTAAACAATTCATTTAATGAAAAAGTCGGCGCGGAAGAAAAAGAAAAAGTTAATAAAATCATAGAAGAAAAAGGATTAACCGAATTAACCTGGGATGTTAAATCGACGCAATTGGACTTGGAAACAGACGATGCAGAGGTTTTGTTTCGCAATGCGCGGGCGTTAAGAGAAAAAGCGGCGGCATTACAAGCGGCGGCGGAGCATGAGAGGTTTGTCGGGGCGCTTGTCGAAAAAGAGCAAGTAGAAAAACTGATATTTGAAAGAGGCCGACAATTTCGTGATGGAGTAATGGCATGCTCAAGGAGAATTGCGCCGGATGTGATCGGTAAAGAATCGATACAAGAAATTGAGGCGCTGATTCAAAAGGAATTACGGTCAATGCTTGAGCAGTTTGCTAGATTACCAATTATCGAATGATCTGTTATCCAAAAGCATACGATTCACTTCAAGCGAGTTTGCTGCCGGATTTAGATTTGACAGTTGACGATTGGTCAGATCGATTTATGGTAATACCGAAAAGTTCCGGTTCAAATGAATACGGTAATTATCGAACAGATCGGACACCGCACGCACGGGAAATCATGAGGTGCTTGTCAGATTCTCACCCATGCAAGGAAGTTGTTGCAATGGTTGCTTCTCAGATGTTCAAAACGCAGGTTTGTTTGAACTGGTTTGGATCAACAGTACATCAGTCTCCGAGTAACTTTCTTTGGCTAATGCCGACAGGCAAGCTACATAAACGACTAGCGGCAAGGATCGACAAAACGATTGCAGCGGTTGACGTGTTGCGTGAGCGTGTTGCGAAACCAAATTCACGATCAGCAATCAATAATATTGATACAAAAGAGTACAAAGGCGGGACTTTGTTCATCGCGACGGCTGGTAGCGCGGCAAATCTGGCAGAGGTTCCTGCGCGGCGTGTTGCAGTAGATGAGGTTGATCGATGCGAAGCGAACGTTGACGGCGAAGGCGACCCTATCAAGCTGGCAAAAGCGCGGCAGACGACATTCACGTATAACAGAAAATCATTTTTTTACTCAAGCCCAACAATTGACGGAGAATCAAAAATTGATGAATTGTATCGATTTGGTACACAGCGCCGAGCATTGGCGGAATGTGTTCATTGTGGGCATCCGCAAGAATTGATCTTTGAAAACCTGGTCCGTACTGATGACGGCTTAGTTTTGTATCCGTGCGAATCGTGCGGCGCAATGCACAAGGAATCTGACAAGCCGCAAATGTTCAGGCGCGGCTTATGGTCGGAGGCGGAAATTCAAAACGCTGAAGTGGAATCATTCAAGGCAAGCGCAATGTATCAGCCCTATGGTTGGTTGGCATGGGCTGATTTAATGGATGAGTACGAAACAGCCAAGAAAGCGCAAGAGGCTGGCAATGATTCCATGATGATTGTTTTCTACAATACTCGGCTTGCAAGAACATGGAAGCGCACGATTCAAAAAGTAAGCTTCGAGGCTATCAAGGAAAGGGCAGAAAGTTACAGTTTGCGATTATGTCCAAGCGGCGTTTTATTTCTGACGGCTGGAATCGATACTCAAGACAACAGGCTAGCGGTTCATATTATTGGATGGGGCAGGAATTTACATGCGTGGGTAATCGATTATGTCGAATTACCAGGAGATCCGGCAGAAGATAAGGTTTGGAATGATTTGACTGATTTATTAAATCGAAACATTGAGCATGTATCTGGCGCTGAACTAAGAGTGATTGCAAGCGCAATTGATACCGGCGGCCATCGCGGGGAAGCCGTTAAAAACTTTGTGAGATCAAAGCTTATTCAGTGCCCGATAGCAATACACGGAGCGGTGAAAATTAACGCGCAGCCATTGAGCAAGGGAAGTATGCAAGATGTGACATGGAAGGGCGTGCTTGATAAGCGAGGCGTAACACTTCACAGCGTGGGGACGATTGAAATTAAACATCATTTGTTTGCGCGATTACAAAACGACGCTGGCAAAGAGCCGGAAGAAATAACGCTGCATTTCAGCAACCAATTGACAGACGAATATTTTGCCGGAATTGTCAGCGAATCATATAACCCAAATAAACGCAGATACGAGAAAAAACCAGGAGTTCGCAACGAGCCGCTTGATACGCTTGTGTACGCATATTCAGCACTGCATCACGCGACAATCAGAGCGCATCGTTTTACTGAGGCGGACTGGCTAAGGCTAGAGCAAGCAATCACAGAAAAAAAGGTATCGATGTCGGTATCGGCTGGCAAGATCAACATAAACACTTTTGCGAGGTTTCGATGAAAAAAGATGTCGTGGATGATATTTTTGATCGAGTGAAGCAGATTTTAGGCGAAAAGTTTACCGGCGAAGTGTCGGTGTTGTTGGAGAAAGAAGAAAAAGCGGTCAGGGTTTATTATGGAGGCGGTCGGTATTACATAGGCCATATTTCCAGGCGAGAAAGCGCACAAGCGAAAAATGTTGTACTTGAATTGATGCGGCAAGGTATGTCAGCGAGAGAAGCTGGCAAAAAAGCGGGTATTTGCCAAGATACTGTGTATCGTTTTTTACGAAAGAAGGCTGTTAATGCGTTATAAAATATAATAATTTTCCTCCAAAATGGAGGAAAGTATGGCCGGAATTACACTAGCGCAAGCAGAAGCAAGACTCCAAAATTATCTTGATGCAGAGGAAAAAGTACTCTTGGGTCAAGCATACGAAATAGCAGGGCGCAGAATGACGCGAGCAAACCTGCAAGAAATCCGCGAAGGCATAAAGCTGTGGGATGAGAAAGTGAAAGCGCTTTCTGCATTTGCAAGCGGTACGCCACGCACTCGCACAATTTGCCCAGGGTGGTAACATGGCAAAAATGAATTTTATTGATCGCGCCATTGCTGTATTTTCGCCCAAAGAAGCAATGCGAAGATTGCAGCAGCGTGAAGCGTTGGCCTTGCTTGGAGGCTATAACGGCGCATCAAGAAGCCGCGCAGCCTTGCAGAACTGGAACCCATACGGCGGCGATGCAAATTCAGACATCATTCTAGATTTGCCGACACTACGAGCAAGATCACGAGATTTGGCCAGGAATGCGCCTGTCGGTGGATCAGCAATCAATACCGTTGTATCAAATGTAATCGGAACCGGTTTGTCGATGCAATCTAATCCGGACGCGAATACGCTTGGGTGGAGTGATGAACAAGCTGGCGAGTGGAAAAGGTTAGTAGAGGCAGAATGGCAGTTATGGGCAAACAGTTACGAATGCGACGCGACCAGAACCATGAATTTTTACGGGCTGCAAAGTTTGGCGCTGCGGTCAATGCTTGAATCCGGTGATGTGTTAGCGATTACGCCATCGATTAGAGACAGAATGCCGTATCAATTAGCGATACAGATTGTTGAAGCGGATCGACTCTGTAATGAAAAAAACGCGCAAGATTCAGAGAAAAAAATCTCAGGTATCGCGCTTGACGAAAACGGCGCGGCGGTAAGCTACGACATTGCAAAGAAACATCCGGGCGCGTTGCGTGTTTCCGGTCAGGAATGGATAACTATTCAGGCATACGGCAAAGAGGGGCGCAAAAATGTCATACACCTATTCGAGCGTAAACGACCAGGGCAAATGCGCGGAGTCCCATACCTTGCGCCAGTTATTGAGCACCTAAAACAGCTATCAAGATATTCTGATGCAGAGCTTCAAGCGGCTGTTGTTTCCGCTGCGTTTGCGGTATTTCTTAAGATGGACGCGGATGCGTTCAGTAGCGTGCTGAATGAGCAAAGCCAGCAATCTTATATAAACCGATCAAGCGAATGGGACGGCAAGATTAGCGTAGATTCACCCGGCAACGTTATCAATCTAATGCCAGGAGAGGAAGCTAGCGTTCCAAATCTTGGCCGCCCCAATGCTAATTTTGATCCTTTCTTTTTGGCAATGCTTAAGCAGATCGGGCCAGCGTTAGAAATCCCATTTGAAATACTTGTAAAACATTTTTCAAGCAGCTATTCAGCCAGCCGTGCAGCGTTGCTTGATTTTTGGCGCATTGTACGGGTTAGGCGCGATTTCATGGCCACATATTTTTGTGAGCCGATTAAAAATCTTTGGTTTGAAGAAGCCGTGGCATTAGGCCGCATTCCTGCGCCTGGATTTTTTGCTGATCCAAGACTTAAGCAGGCATACACAAGGGCACTTTGGATCGGAGACGGGCCAGGAAGCATTGATCCTGAAAAAGAAATCAACGCAGCAATTAAGCGAATAAATGCCGGTGTGTCAACGCTCGAAAAAGAATCGGCGGCTTATGATGGTGGAGATTGGGAAGCTAACATCAATCAGCGGATGAAGGAAAAACAAATGATGGATGATGCCGGTTTATCCATTGATCCAAACCAACAAACCGAAACACTTCCGCAGCAAACATAAACAGGAGTAATAAATGGCAAATGCAATATATCCAAAATGGAAAGAGGCTCTTTTGCAAAATAGCGCCGATAGTGATTTAGATGGAACCGGATCAACAGGCGTTTGGGCTGCTTTGATTGATACAGGGACATATACATATAGCAGCGCCCATGAATTTTATTCGTCTTTGTCGGGCGTGGTTGGTACTGATGTCGAGGTCGGGGCAACAAAGTCATATACTAACGGCACTTTTGATGGTGCTGATGTCACGTTTTCATCAGTGAGCGGTGCTACAGTAGAAGCAATTGTTCTCTATAGGAAAAATGCCGGAGCTAATACCACATGGCGATTAATTGCTTATCTTGACACCAGTTTTACTGGTTTGCCAGTTACTCCGAACGGCGGAAATATAACGGTAACATGGAACGCATCAGGAATATTTACGCTGTAAATATAAATGGCCATTTCTGAATTAACGGCACAGAGAAACACTAACGGAGGTGCTGCTAGCACGTCCGTTACGTTCACCTATCCATCAACACCAACACAAGGCAATCTTCTTGTTGCGGTTTTCAGTTGGCGAGGCGACACAGAAGTTACCGGCACGCCTTCTGAATGGTCGTTAGCAACTAATAGCGGCAATGGCGCTGGAATCGATGGCGCAATCTATTACAAAATCGCTGGCGCATCAGAGCCGACGGTACACACATGGACTTTGGGCGTATCGAATAAGTTTGCAGGCTGCGCCTCTGAATGGTCTGGAATCGTTTCAGCATCGCCATTAGATAAAATAAACTCGAATACAGGAACCGGAACTGCTGGTACTTGCGGCTTAACCGGCACGCTATCGCAAGCAAATGAGCTTGTGGTGGCGATGTTTTCTAATATCAACACATATACCTGGGCGTCGCACAATAACGGGTCCGCTGAGATATTGGAAGCTGCGTCAACTGGTGGCAGTGCATCAACGCGCAACAACACATCGCTTGCAACAAAGATAGTAAGCAGCACAGCAAGTGTTAACTACGGCGCGACACTATCAACATCTGGCACATGGTCGAGCGCAGTAGCAACATTTAAAGAAGAATTAAATCAAACGATTACACAGTCAAGCCTGTTTACAGAGTCTGACTCCATTTATGCTGGAACTGTAACGCCTGGAGCGGTAACAGTAACGCAAAGCAGCAGTTATACAAATTCTGCAACGTTCTTTGCTGGGGCTGTTACGCCAGCATATACGATAACACAAAGCAGCGGTTATGTGAATGAATCGGCATTTTTGTCCGGTAGCGTGACTGCTGGTGAGGTAACTGTTGCTCAGAGCAGTGTCTTTGCGAATGATGGCGTTTTTTATTCAGGAAGCGTTACGCCGGGCGAGGTAACAGTACTGCAATCGAATATTTATTCAAATACTAACGCATTTTATGCTGGAGATGTAAGCGCGGCTGGTGCTATAACAGTTACGCAAGATGGCGCATTCAGTAATAGCGCGGCATTTTATCCGGGCGTGGTTACTGCTGGCGCGGCATCAATAACACAAGACGGTATTTATTCAAACTCCGCCGTGTATTATGGCGGAGATGTAACGACGGGCGCGGTAGATGTAGATCAAAACAGCAGTTATGCAAATACGCAGACGTTTTACCCTGGCGCAATTTTTGCCAGCGGGGAGAATATCACCCAGGCAAGCGCACACGAAAATGCGGCGACATTTTATAGCGGTGAAGTAAATAGCAATTATTCTTTATTGTTTGACAATGTATATATTAATGAATCATTGATATATTCAGGAAATCTAACAACGGGCGTCACACAGGTAGATCAAACAACAATCTATGAGAATTCAAGCAGTTTTTTTGATGCGAATGTTGCTCGGCAGATACAGGCAGCTATAGAGGTTGTGGTGAGTTTAAATGAAACAGTTATTAATTGCATTTATGATGTTCTTGATATAAATGTAAGCGAGGCGGCGAATAATATTCGGTGTTCGCATATAGAGAATTCAATAATTGTCGACTATTCTGGCGATTTTAATATAGTGGTAAGTGTATGACAAAATTATATATTAATACGGATGTTACCGTTACATTAACGCCAGGAACAGGCTTCACGATGTCCGATGTTGTTAGTGCAAGCGTGCAATTAACGCATTCAGAAACAGAGGAGTCGTTAGTGTTAACGTCCGGATCTGGGCAGATCACATTGAATGTTAATGATATGACGGTAAATATTCCAGATTCAGGCGGGATAACAGCCCCAGGCGTTTATTGGGTGCGAGTGACATTTACTGACGCGCAAGGCAATGTGCGCGGGTTAACGCCTGATACAGAGACGTTAAAGTTCTGGAAGTAATTGCAAATATAAAATTACGATATTTGCCTGTAATTACTAGCGCTTAGCCGTTATTGTGCCACCAATCCATAAAGGTTGGCGGCTATGCGGCTTTCTGATGTAATCAATGCACCCTGGGCAATTCAGCCTGAAATCCTAAACGAAATTCAAAGCGTTTACGCGGCGCATGCCCGCAACGAGCACATTAATATAGCTGCGGTTGAAGCGCGTCTAGGTAAGCCATTAGCAAACGAGCCGCAAGGTTATACAGTGCAAGATGGCGTGGCGGTAATACCGATTCACGGCGTTATCGGCAAGCGGATGAATATGTTTTCGCAAATATCCGGCGGCACATCTACCCAATTAATAGAGCGCGATATAAAAACCGCTCTTTCTGATCCAAAAGTAAATTCTATTTTGTTGCATATCGATTCACCTGGCGGCACGGTGGACGGCACGCAAAATCTTGCAAGCGTAATCCGAGACGCAAAGACACAAAAGTCGGTTATGGCATTTGCTGACGGCACGATAGCAAGCGCGGCGTATTGGATCGGGTCGGCTGCTGATGGCGTTGTGGCGGCATCTGATACAACCCAAATCGGGTCAATCGGTGTTGTCGCAACACACACAGATTACTCGAAAGCTGAGGAATCGCAAGGGATCAAGACCACTGAAATCACAGCGGGCAAGTACAAGCGCATAGCAAGCAGTAATGCGCCTCTTACAAAAGAAGGGAAAGAGTACATTCAAGATCAAGTCGATCAGCTTTATACGATTTTTGTGGATGAAGTGGCACAAAATCGCGGGGTTGATGTTGATACGGTAATAGAGGACATGGCCGACGGTCGTGTTTTTTTGAGCAAGCAAGCAAAAAAGCGCGGGATGATTGACGACATCGCAAGCTTAGAAACTACGATTAACAACATGGCAACAGGAGTTTGGCCGATGAATAAGCAAGTACAGCAAGACAAGCAGCCGGAACCGGTTGCGATGACTATTGAAACGGTAAAAGCGGAATATCCAGAAATAGCGCAAGCACTGGCCAAAGAAGGTGCAGAGCAAGAACGCGCAAGAATTCAGGCATGTGAAGCGGCTGCTTTAGCTGGTCATGAAGCAATTGTGAACGCCATGAAATACGACGGCAAATCAAGCGGTCAAGACGTTGCGATGGCGATTGTTCAAGCCGAGCAAAAGTTACGCGCAAATCATCTTGAATCGGTTCGAGCAAATGCGCCTCAAGTGGTTCCGTTGGCAGCAGTTCCGGCTATCGAAAAGGATGATTCCGTAATCGATAAAAGCAAGCCGGTTGACCAATGGGCGCAAAAAGCATGGGATGCTGATGAAAATATCCGAGCCGAATTTGGTAATTTTGAAAGCTATTTGGCTTTTGAGAAAGCGTTTGCTGCTGGAAAAGTAAGAGTGGCACGAGCTTAATTTTTTAACCCTAACGCCGTGATGGCGCTGGAGAACTAAATGACTACACTAGCAGCAAACAAACAACGCCAATTCGAGCTTGGCGATTTAAATCACATTCCGGTCATTGCATCGGACATCATCTACGAGGGCGCAGCGGTTGGAGTGGTTCCGGCTTCTGGTCACGCGCAACCGTTAACAGCTACTGATAGATTTGTGGGTTTTGCGGTATCCAAAGCAGATAATTCAGCAGGCGCAGCAGCAGCGATCAATGTCGAGGTGGTGTATCGCGGCGAGGTTCAGTTATCTGTAACTGGCGCGGTAATAACCGATCTTGGCCAGCCAATCTACGCAACCGATGACGACACTTTTCAATTTTCTCCGGTTGGTGGTGTGTTCATTGGTTTTGTAAAACGCTTCGTTTCAAGTGGGGTGGTTATCGTCGAGTTTGACGCGTACGCATTCCGTGATCCGTGGGCACACAAAACCAAGCGCGAAGAATTGACCGGAACTAAAACATTTGATGCTGAGGATTCAGGCAAGTTGTTCACAGTTACAGCGGACGGCGATGCCGACGCATTGACGCTTCCTGCAATAGCTACCGGCTTATCCGGTATCACTATTCTGGCAATTGGCGCATTTGGTACGACGGCGGTAACGATTGATCCTAATGCGTCAGACATGATCATGGGGCCTGATATTACCGGCGCTGATAACAAAGATTTGATCTTGACCAAAGCAACTCAACGCCGCGGCGATTTTGTCACGCTGATTGCTGGTGATGCTGATGGATACATGGTCACTGAAATGCGCGGCACATGGGCGCGTGAAGCATAGATTTTAGTAGCAATTGAGGCGGGGTAACGCTGTGAAGCCGTGATCCCGCAATTACAAACCTAACGCCGTGAGGCGCTGGAGAAATAAAGATGGCAGATCAAAGCATTCTATCTAGTCGCGCAGTGATTGGCATGTATTACGCGCAACTCGAACAAAGCGCCGGGGCAACATGGATCGGCAGCGTATCAAATCTCTTTAATTCAGATCAAGCAAGCGAAACGTACCCGTTTCTTGGCCAATCGCCAACAATGCGCGAATGGTTGGGCGGCAGAGGTGAGAAAGCGCTTGCATCAAATAGCGTTACGATTATTAACAAGCATTATGAAGCAACGCTTGGCATAGCTACTAAAGATTTACGAAGAGATAAAACCGGCCAGATTCAAGCAAGAATCCAAGAGTTTGTTGATCAGGATATGCGGCATTGGGGCAGCTTGTTAAGTGATTTTATTCTGGCAGCACCTTCAACAACTTGCTACGACGGTCAATACTTCTTTGATACCGATCACTCCGAAGGTAGCTCAGGTTCTCAAAGCAACGACATAACCGTTGATATTTCAGCGCTTCCGGCAGCTTCTCATGGGTCAACGACCGCGCCAAGCGTGGAAGAAATGCAGCAAGCGATCATGCTTGGTATCGCTCAAATACTGTCCTTCAAAGACAATCAAGGCGAACCAATGAACGACAATGCACGCGAATTTCTTGTCATGGTTCCGGTGAGCTTATGGGCAACGGCAACAGCTGCAACAAGCGCAGTATTAACCGCATCGCTGGCGCAAAATTTGAACCCGAACGGCATGAATGGGATGAATGTGCGTGTGGAAATGAATCCGCGTCTTACCTGGACAGATTCGTTCGCAATTTTCCGCACTGACTCTCCAATTAAAGCGCTGATTCGCCAAGCAGAAACGACGCCACAATTGCAAATACTGGATGAAAATTCAGAGCACGCATTTAAAAATCAAGAAATTCTGATTGGCATTGATTCTTGGCGTAACGCTGGTTATGGGTACTGGCAACGTGCTTGTTATGTGACTCTGGTGTAATCATGGAACGCTACCTAACGACCGACACGGTCGAGTTATTAAGTGGCGTTCTTGATCTGAATGAAGATCAAGCAAGACGGCGCAAAGGATGGCTTAAGAAACTTGATTCCGGTTTGTTTGAAATCATTAAGCCGGTACAGTTCAAGGCTGGCGAGGGATTAGGCTTTGAAGGCGAATTATCCAAGTATCACTTGGAGCGCATGATAAGCGAATCCGGTGAACCTGTTGTGAAATCCGAGGAACCACAAGAGCCGGTTACGTTCGAGGCCATTGCCACAAAAGCAAAGGGCAAAGCTAAAAAATGATGACTGAGGACGCATCGGTTTTTTTTGATACCGACGATTTCGCGGAGACGGTAACTATTGACGGGGTTTCTGTCAATGGCGTCTTTGATGCGGAATTTGTAACGGTTGATTATGTTGAAACAAAAAAACCGGTGTTTTCTTATGTTCGCACCGATGCACCTAGCGCTGCTTATGACTCTACTTTAGTGCGAAGCGGCACAACGTACAAAGTAAAGGGCGTGCAGCCGGATGAAACAAACATGATTAATAAGCTGATTCTGGAGAAACAGTAATGGCGAATCATGTTCGGCAACAGTTACGAGAAGCAGTAGCAACTGCTGTGACTGGATTATCCACGACCGGCAGCCGCGTCTATCAAAGCCGAGTTTATCCGCTGGATACATCAAGCTTGCCTTGTTTGCTGGTCACGAGCGATGGCGACAAATCCGAAGCAATCACCGTGCATTCACCTTACCAGCAAGAACGCGCCACAACGATCAGGATTGAGGGCTTGGCAAAGGCCGTGAGCAACATTGACGATACGTTGGACACGATCAGCAAAGAAGTTGAAACCGCCATTGCTGGATCATCTACCGCAATTGTTAAAGGCATGATTTATCAAGGCGCACAAATTGATTACGACGGCAGCGGAGAGCAGCCCATTGGCAAAGTAACCATGATTTTCACAAAGGATTTATACACCTTATCGAACGCACCAGATGTACTGATTTAATTGATTAACAACCTTAACGCCGAGATGGCGCAGGAGAAAGCAAGATGGCAAACGCTCAGGTATTACGAAATGCGGTTGTGCAGATTCAGACCGCATTGGGATCAGCAAAAACAATCACGGGAATAACAAAAGCGTCTCCGGCTGTAGTGACAGCAACGCATGATTATAACGTAGGTGATTACGTTCTTATATACGATGTTGGCGGGATGACACAGGTAAATGATCGAGTTTACCGTGTTTCAGCCGTTAGCACGACAGTTTCGTTTACGCTCGAAAGTATTGATTCTTCTGGTTACACAACATACACAAGCGGCGGCACTGCCAAGAAAATCACATTTGGCGCGTCATTCGACAACATCACGCAGTTGGATATACCTGATGCAACACCTGATGAAATCGACGTTACCTCAATCCATGACGACGAGCGACAAATTGAGTTTGGTCACGCTGCGGCGCAGAAAGGTTCATTTAGCTGTATTGCTGATCCATTAGCTACTGCAGTTGTTGAGGTTGGTACGGCTGACAGGGCGCAAGAGCGCAGAGCCTTTTTGGTGACGTTGGCTTCCGGTTACAAAGCGCTATTTAACGCCTATTGCTCAGGCGGAACAGGTTTCAGCGGCGGCGTAGGTGCTGCCGGTACTGGTCAGATTTCTCTCTCGCTGCGTACTAAAGCGCAGTGGTTCTCAAGCTAGAAGCGTGGGGATTTGCCCCGGCGCTTGTCGGGGCTTTTTTTCAACATGGGGTGAAAAATGAGCTTAGCAGAAAGAATCAGAGAATCAAGAAAGATCACAATCGAAGTCGGGAATATCAAGTTTTTTGGCACACGGGCAACGGCTGAACAATTTTCAGCATATTCAATCAATTCCACGTTAGATGCGCAGGTTGCGCGTAATCACGTCACAGGATGGGAAGGCGTGAAAGAGTGTGATTTGATTGAAGGCGGTTCAAAAGAAATTGTCGCATTCAAGCGTGCTGATTTTGATGAGGTGATTGGAGACCGTCCTGACTGGGCTGGAGAAATTGCAAAGGCTGTTTTATCTGACGCGATAGATCGCATCAACAAAAGGGCAGAAAACGCAAAAAACTAAACGCCTGGCTGGCTTATGAGGATTTGGGCAAATATATCCAAGGAGCGCAGCCAGTAGAGTTAGGAGAGTTTCAAAAAAAATCACTTGCCGGTTTTAATTTGTTGGGCGGCGAGCTTAACTGGCAAGCGGTTGATGATGTGGCGGAGTATTTAGAAATCAGTGACATAGAGTTATTCATCGATAACCTGATAACACTAAAAGACTATCAAGCGAACAAGAAATGAGCGAAGCCACAACAAACATAGTAATCACGGCGCGAGATAGCACCGCCGGGGCGTTCGCTTCTGTCAATTCAAATATCACAGGTCTTGCCAGTAGCGCAGCAAGATTAAGCACATCACTTGCAGCGGTTGGCGCTGGCGCAGTTGTTGGATCATTAGCAGCATTCACGCGCAAAACAATCGACGCACAAGACGAATTATTCAAGTTGTCACAAAAAACCGGTATTGCGGTTGAATCGCTTGCCGGTCTTGAGTTTGCATCAGAGCAAGCCGGGGTCGAATTGGATAAGGTCGCAAAAGCCACTCGCGCTTTTTCGTTGTTGGTCGCTGAGGCTGCGGATAAATCAAGCGGAGCCGCAAAAAAACTTGGCCAGCTTGGCTTATCTTACAAAGATTTAAAAGATTTATCGCCGGAAAAGCAACTACTCGCACTCGCTGACGCATTAAGCAAATTTAGCAGAGAAGACAGGGCGGTAGCATTAACAGCAACACTTGGGAACCGAATGGCCGATTTAGTGCCATTGCTTGCCGGTGGATCAGCAGAGTTACAGAAACTAATCGAGCAAGGCAAGAAATTCAATCCGGTCACGGAAGAATCAGCCCGTCAAGCAGAGCGATTTAACGATCAGATCAACTTACTAAGCAAATCTGTTTCAGCACTTGGGCGCGAGATGGTGCAAGGTTTTATTCCTTCGCTTACCCGCGTATCTGACGAAATGGTGAAGGCAAGCCAGCAGGGCGGCATCCTTGCCGGTGTGTTTGCTGGCGTTAAACAACTTTTTGTCGAATCGTTTGGCAATCCGAAAATATTGGGCGATGTTGGACAGATACGGCGCGAAATATTGCTGACGCAGGAAACCATCAAATCGATGGAGTTGAAGAAAGATTCAATACTCTTCGATAAAAACGCACTAGAGCACGAGCATGAAAAACTCGCGCAGCTTGAAATTGATTTACAGAATGCAATTGTTAAGAGCCGAGAAACGGTAAAAGCAAATGATGACGCGGCTAATTCTGCTAAGAAATTTGCTATAGCGGTTAGCGAAGTAAGCAACAACGCAACAAAGACCGCGCCGAAGATCGATCGATTAACGCGAGCAATGAGCGATCAATCACGTATTGAAAGCGAGTACGTGAAACTGTTGGTAATTGAACGCAAGGCGCGGGAAGATTTGATACGCCCATATCAGCAAAGCGCAAAAGCGGCACAAGACCGGCTTGTGGATATGCGTAATGAAGTCGCGGCGCTGGAATTATCTAAGAAAAATCAGATTAGCCTTGAGCAAGCGATTGAACAAACAACCATTGCAAGGCTGGAAGAAAAGCGCGTAATCGCTAAAGATGCAGGCGCTATTGCTGCAATTAACGAAGAAATAGCGGCACGGCGCGAAATGATCGGGATTATTCAATCCAGAGAGGCGCAGCAAAACGGCGACAAGATACGCCAATCAGAATTGCAAGCTTATGATCAATTTGCAATACAGGCGGCGAGAAATATTCAAACAAATCTTGCGGCAGGAATAGAAATAGGATTTCGAGACGGCTTTAAATCAGGCGTGCGCGGATTGTTGGACGGTATATTAAGCACAGTCTCATCGGTCGTTTCTCAGGTTGTATCAATCCGATTATTAAATGCGGTGGGCGCGGGTAGCTTGCTTGGTTTGAGTGGATCGGCGGCGGCATCAACCGGTGGCGGCATTAGTGCGCTTAATGCGCTTTCGCTTGGCAGCAATGCGGTCAGCTTGTTTAAAGGCGGTTTTGGTGCAACGTCATTAATCGGCGGCGGCCTTTCGATGTTTGGCGGCAACGTCGGCGCGTTTGGCGCTGGTTTGGCTGGAGATGCTTTGGGCGGTTTAGCTGCTGGTGGATTCACAAGCGGAGCGGCAAGCGCTGCAAGTTTAGGCGCAAGTGTTGGCGCATTCGCTGGCCCGGCGGTCGCTTTGTTTGCTGTCGATGCAATAGGTCGCATGTTGGCCGGTGACAAGAAACTTGGCGGCGCTGAAATGATCCCGGTGATCGGTGGGTTTTTAGCTGCAATGTTTGGGCGTGGGCCGTACAAATTCCGTCAGCAATCATTGCAAGGAACGGCAACAGCCGAGGGTTTTAGCGGCACGATAACAGACGTTTACCGAAGCAAGGGCGGCTTGTTCATGAGCAACAAGCACAAATCGTTCACCAATCCATTGACCGCTGAAATGGACGCGCTATTTGACGAAACGATCAGCGGTTTTGCTAATTCTGCGCGCGACTTTGCAAAAAATCTTGGTTTAAGTACGCAATTTATAGATACTTATAACAAAGATTTTCAAATCAAATCAGAGAAAAAAGAAAAATTAACCGAAGAAGCAATAGCGTCATTGCTTGACGGTATCGGCAACGAGTTTGCAGTAGGCGTTTTGCCGATAGTTGATACTCTTAAAAAAGCTGGCGAAGATTCATTTGATGCGCTTTCTCGGTTAAATACTGAATACTTATCACTTGTCGATGCGGCAACGCTGGCGCTTGGTAAAAACTTGGATGATGCGCGAGCGTATATCAGTAGTGTGTCATTCGAGGATCGCACCGGCTTCATCGACGCGGCAGGCGGCATAGATCAACTTAATCAAAAGGTTGCTTTCTTTGCTGAAACGTTCTTAACTGAACAGGAACGGCTTGCACCAATACAGTCAAAAGTTAATGAGCAACTAAAAGAGTTAGGTATTAATACCGACATAACGCGAGAGCAATTTAAAGCGTTAGTGCAATCTTTTGGACAAGTTAATGGAGTATCAAAAGAGACATTCCTGGCTTTGCTTAATCTTGCGCCTGCATTCTCGGCTGTTGTTGATGCTGCAAATAACTTTAAAGATGGCTATCAAACAACCGGAACGCGCAGCGATTACGATCCATTTGTTGCGTCATTTGAAAGAGCGGAAGGCAAGCTAATAACGGCCATTCAAAACGCTAATAGCCGGTATGAGTCTGTTGTGACTCCGCTCAAGAATCTAAGAACTTCTATTGCTTCGTTAATCGATAGTCTGAAATCGTTAAGAGAATCAATTGATCTAGGACAACAAAGTGGATTAAGCCCAACAGGGAAGTTGCTTGCATCGCGAAACGCGTTATTGTCGGCAAATACCGAAAACATATCAGGGCGCGTAACAGGATTCCTGGATATAGCAAAATCACAGGCTGGAACGCGGCTTGATTATTTGCGTGATGTGGCATTTTCTAAAACTATTATCGATCAATTATCAGCAGATCAAGCAAGACAACTTGATAGAGCAAATAAAGATATATCTGCGGCAGCTAAATATAGAAAACTTGAAATACAAAACGCTATTATTAATTCTGGTTTTTTAACCTCCGGGATAAATGCCGGATTTTTGATGTCAAGCGGTTTTAGTGGTGGATATAAACCGCCTTCAGAAATAGCTGATAACAGTAACGCTATTATGGCGGCTTTACTATCGATGAATGCAGAGCTATCAAAAAGCACAAAAGCACAGGCTGATATGTACCGGCTTTGGTTGGGTATGACAAACGGCACAGCACTAAACACGGTGGCGGCATGAGAGTAATACGGCCATTATCAACAGATTTTACGATAACTGATGCGATGCTGACGAGCAGCACGGTGTCGGAGCCGGACGCAGGCGAAACCCCATGGAATCCGGCAACGGCTTACACGGCTGGTGATTTGGCATATCTGGCATCTAATCACACGGTGTATGAGCGATTAATCGGCGGCACAACGGCAACCAGCCCAGACGCAGACACAACAAATTGGGCTGAATACGGCAAGACAAACAAATGGGCAATGTTTGACACTTACCGGAATAGCCAAACAACAGCAGCGTCACCGTTAACGGTATCAATCACGCCCGGCGAATTTATCGATTCTGTTGCTATTGCCGGGATGACAAATGTAGATGACATTGTTTTAACTGTAACACGTGATAGCGTAGAGATCGACCGGCGCGAAGAAGATTTAAGTACCAGAGAAGTGTTAGACTGGGAAGATTATTTTTACGAGCCATTCACAACTAAATCAGTAATTGCTTTTTTTGATCTGCCATCATATACCGATGCGGTTATCACAATAACATTCACGGCGGATGCTGGTGACGTTTCGGTTGGCGCAGTAATAACCAATTTAAGTAAAGACATAGGGACTGTAAGACCGAGCGCGGTATCTGATGTGCTTAATTTCAGCAGCGTTACGCGAGATGAGTTCGGTAATTCGGAGATGGTGCAACGAAGAAACGTACCAAAAACCATTCAGGAAATCATTGTCGGCAAAGAGCGTATTAATATGATTCGAGGTTTGCGCGATGATTTGAATGCGACTCCGGCGGCATGGGTTGGCATGGATGATTCAGATCATGACTATTATGAAGCTATTTTTATAATAGGATTCTACAAGAAATTTAGTATTGATATGAGGCATCCGCGGCATGCGGTTATTAGTTTAGAAATTGAGGAAATATGACGACATTTACAACGCCACCAGAAGCACCAAGTAGACCGGGATTTGCCGCAAAAGCGGAAGCCTTTGTAGATTGGCAGCTTACATTCCGATCAGAGCTTGTTCAGTTTCAGGGTGAATTATCAAGCCTTGCCGCTGGCACTGCTGTCGCTTTGCAGTATTCTTTCAGCACCACAACGACCGACGCGGAACCTGGAGACGGCTATCTGCGGCTGGATAATGCAACACAGAACGCAGCGACAACAATACGCATTGACAATGTTGATGGGGCAGCAATTGATCAATCGACGCTACTTGGTACTTTTGACGATTCAACAAGCACGGTAAAGGGGCATATTAAGCTTGTTAAATTAAGCGATCCTTCCAAGTGGATCATATTTTCAGTTTCTTCGTTGGCATCGCCGAGCGGATACAAAAATATAACCGTTGCGGTTGTGGCATCAAGCGCAGCATCGCCATTTTCAAATGCTGATAGTTTGTTGCTATTATTCACTCGCACGGGCGACAAAGGCGATACTGGAGCCGGTGGCAGTTATGACGAAACAGCCGCAGATTTAGGGACGATAGTAAAAACAACCGCCGGAACGATCGCGGAAAAATATTGCAAGCTTGCTTTGTACGCATCCGGCACGTACACGCTTCCTGATTTATCAACGATAACCGGTGATATTAAATTCGGGTTAGTGTGTCCGAGTAATGCAAGTTCTCCACCTGCAAGCGTGTCAACTTCTGACGGCTGGACTATTTCTACCGGCTTCAGCGCAGGCACAGAAAAATCAATTTTCCCGACAAGTATTGCAACCGCTCATGGCACCTGGGATAGCAGCACCATGTATCCGCCGACACTAGGAACAATTACCGGGTCGGCAGCGAATACAGTATGCGGATCAGCGAATCTTGATACGAATTATGATGTCGTATTGTTTCACGATGCAACAAGCTGGTATACGGCTGCAATCAATAACAGCACCGGCGCATGTGGAGCGGTCGCAACAGTGGCGGCTTATAATTCAGAAAATTATTGTGCAATATACAAAGATAGTACCACGTCTTATGTCGCATTTGTGCAGCATGGCGCGACAGCTTGCACGGTACGAGCTGGAAGCGTAAATACCGGCACGCTTGCAATCACGCAAGGATCAGCACAAACGACCGCAAAGGAATTTGTAGATACGCCTGTTAAGCTTGCTGCAAACGTGTACTTGATGGCGTTAAATCAGACTAATGATTTGCAGGCAGCAACAATTAGCGCGACAACTACGGTAACGCTTGGCACTGCGGTAGCGTCAGGAGCGCAAAATAACGGCGTCGGTAATTTAAAAATAGCACGGTCAAGCGATACGGAAGGATTCGCGGCATATCTTGCAAATGGCGGCGGGGCTGGGGCAAGACAATTATCATGCAGAGTTCTGACCGTTGCGGCAGGTGTAATAACACCTGAAACGGCATCGGGCGCAGGCACTAACGTATGCGCCAACAATGGATTGCGTTGCTTGGTTCCGTATCAGGAAGGCACGGCATACATCGCTTGCGCTCAGGACGGCACCACCGCCACAACAGGAAACTATTACGGCATGACGGCCAGCGGCACAACGGCTGGCATCGGCACGTTAAGCGCAAAAACAAATAACCTCCCGGCGCAGTTTTCTACTCAAACATACACGCACAAAAGAAAGCGGCCAATTAAGGCGTACAACACAACGACAATGGTGTTTGGTCATTTAGCAGCAGGGCCATTTGCGGCGACGATTTCAGGATCAACTTTAACGATAGGAACGTCAGGCGGGCCAGCGTCAACTTGTGATTTTCTAACTGACGCCACGGCTGGAACAAGCTTTTACGCTGTAGGCGCTTCGGCATTCGACAAAATAACAATTAGCGGCACAACCATATCATCAAGCTGGCAAGTGGCTGTCTCACCAACAATCATTATTAGCGACACCTTGACCGATAAGGCGGCAAGCTATAGCGGCACTTGGTACAAATGGACATTACCGACAATGTCATGCGCCATAACGGCCACCAAATGGCTATACGCAACCGGCAACGATTTGAAATACTGCGGGGCAATATCATGATCACAATTTACCCAGTTGGCGAAATCTCAGAGGTTCCAGAATCGATTGAACCGCTGAAAGCGCTGCTTATTTTAGATAGCTACGGTTTATCGGTAGCGTATCAAGCATGGGCAACAGATCCGGCGCGGACGTTTGCAGAATTGGCTTTTATTAATCGAGCAACAGTTTGGAAAAGAAATGATCCGGTGTTATTGGCTGGCGCGACGGCGTTGAATTTAACATCCGATCAGGTAGATGCGCTTTTTATAGCGGCGGCAAAATTATCAGCGTAAGGATTCTATCAATGACGGAAAGAAAAATAGGCGGATGCCCGTATTTAAACAAGGATGACATTGAAAACATTGCAGAAAGGGCCGCAGAAAAAGCGGTAGAAAAAATGACCGCTAGGGTTTATCAGGAAGTTGGCAAGGGATTTATTAATAAATTTCTTTGGGCTGTTGGTGTAATAACCATCAGCTTTGCAGTTTGGTTGAGTCACAAATAATTTAGCGAGGCAAATATGGCAGTAGTTACTTTTGACGATGGATTAAGGAAACATACAGACAACACAACAAGCGCGACATACACATATTTGTATAGTTCGTGGGACGCAAATGCGACGACATCACAAGCAAAATGGTTATGCAAGCGCATCCATAATGCGGACGGCACTTGGTCGTACGCCGACGGCATTTCCGATTTTTCAGATAGAAATCAACTTATAACCGTTGCTCAAGGGTTGACGGCTACTTATGCGGGGTAAATATGGGCTGGCTTGATGGATTTTATGAAAATACGTGGCTAAATATTATACGACAAAATTCTAGCGGTGCTTTAACAGATCAAACCGGGACGGTAATTTCAGGAATGTCGTCTCACACATGGGCGCAATTTATTCACGCAGATTTCGATTTAACAACCGCACGTTATGTGCGGGTTACGGATAGGCATTCGACGAGAGACGCTTCTGCTACACCGGGGTCAATATGGTATGTGGATCCAACAGCGTCTACGGCAAGTCGTAAGCGACAATTAGTCAGTGCGCCGATATATTTTGCTACAGCAGCGGCAGCACCAGATCCGGCATCATATCCATACCTGAGATGTTATTTTGCTGATTTTGGTAAGGGTGGCTCTGATTGGAAAAGTAACGGCACGATATATCGTCCGTTGCTAACTAATCTTATCATCTATATGAATACGACAGGCCATACTCATGGCGGCACGTTTACAACTGAAGAAATTGCACATCAACTTACAATACCTAGAGATATTAACGGGGCGAGCTTGTGGCAGCCTGGGGATGTGATAAGCATTAACGAATATGTGTGCTATAAAACCGGGACTGCTGATACTTATAATATCGCTATGCGTGTTGGCAGCGCTGGAACGACCGCAGATACTTCTGTTTATAGCGGCACTAACACAGGATCGGCTATCAATTGGAAAGGGCACAAATGGCAGCGTAACGCGGATAGTGCCGGGAATTCAATTATTGAACGTGTAGACGTGGACGCCCTTACTGCACTAAGTGGCGCTTCGACTAGCAGCAAATCAGCGGCGGATACTTTAACCGGCTATGATATAGATAGCGCGACGACTTATATTAGTTTGACTTACAAAGTCAATGCGTCGTCAACTGATACAGCGCTTAAATCTGGCTATTGCGAGATGTCGTTCATTAGGGGGTCTTAATGGCCGGTTATTTTATCGATCCCGGAATTGGAACCGGTGATGGTTCATCAGATTTAAGTCCTGCAGGAAGTTTGCCCGGTACGTTATCTGCAGGCACAAATTATTTAATTAAAGCAGGCACAACTTTACAACGATCTGCCGCAATATCTATTGCAAGCAAGGATGGTATTGTATTTGATACATGGTACGGCGCAGGGCAGGCGTCAATTGTTGCTAGTGCTCCGAACATTTCGCTGTTTAGCACTAGCGGAACAACCGCCACATTGACGTTAAATAACCTGAGTTTAACGAGTCTTGGCGGTGCGAATGTTATGTCATTTAACAGTCCGCTAACAAGTCTTATTTTAAGCGCCATTGAATCAATTTTACCTGGGGCATCTACAAACAATCATGTTAACTTCATATCAGGGCAATCAATATCCGGGGTGGATATCAGCAATCTTACGGTTGAGAACGGTAATCGAGCGTTATCTTTGTTGTGTAGTACAGCCAGCCTGACTTATGACAATTGGACGATTGACGGCTTAATTGCATCCGGATTGCTCGATAGAATCATAAGACTGACAACGGAATCTACCAATAATGCCTGGTTAAGTTCTGTGTTTAACAATCTGACAATCCAAAATGTTGACTGTGACAGAAATTACGGTGGGATATGGATCAGATCAGGTTACGATGCAAATTACCATAATCCGCCAGTTCAAGGGGACAATATTCTACTTGAAGATATACGTTTAACTAATTCAGCAGAGTTCTCAGATAATACACTCCCAGGCGGTATCAGCCTTATTGGTTGCAAAAATAGCACTGTTCGGCGTGTAACCGGAATCAATCTAACAACTACTGGAGCTATAATTGGATCATCATCTAACGACAACATGATTTATGAGGAGAATTACTGCGAGCACGCTGTATCAGTCAACGGTATAGATGGCGGCGGATTGTTCTGTGACCGCGGCACTAAAAACAGCACATTTAGATATAACACTGTTGTCGATTGCCCTGGTTATGATACGGATGGTACTGTGTTGGCTGTGACCAATGCTGGTGGCGGGGTATGTATTTGGGATGCCACCAACAACAAAATCTATGGGCATGTTATTAAAGATTCCCGTTACGGTTTTAGCTATGGACACGCCAACGAAACTGGCAATCAAATTTTTAATAATACGGACATTGGTTGCACAGATGCCTCATTGATGAAACTCGGTACGAGTGCTTTGACTGGAAACATTACGCAACAAAACAACGTTTCAATTGGATCGGCTACACTACTATCGTATTCTGGTACGTCATATTGTACACAATCGGGGAATCAGTTATTTGCAAATGCTTATGTCGCTGGGGTAAGACTGGATGGCAATGGCATCCCGTCAGGCATTATAAGTGGGTCAGGATGTGTAAGTGCTGGAACTGATTTAACTGCTTATTACGAAGATAAAAACGGTATAGCGTTTTTTTCGCCGCCAGATATTGGCGCATTTTCTATGCCGCGCGGGTCTGTAAACGGATTTGGCATATTTTGGTGATAACTATGAAAATGAGCGATCACGGAAGATCTTTGCTGACCGAGTGGGAAGGATCAAGCAGCGAAGCTTATCAGGATATGGCTTGGCTTTGGACTATCGGAGTCGGTCATTTATTAACAAAAGACGAATTAACAAGCGGGAAAATCCTGATACTTGGCGAAGCGGTGAAATATCACGATGGCTTGACTAGCTTACAAATTGATCGATTGCTAACGCAGGATCTAGCCGGAGCAGAAGGTGCGGTGAACAGCGGCGTTAATATCGGCCTGAATCAGAACCAGTTCGACGCGCTTGTTTCGTTTGTGTTTAATGTGGGGCGGCAGGCTTTTTATCAATCCACATTACGCAGGATATTGAACGAAGCACGTTATACCAAAGTACCTGAACAAATGCGGCGCTGGAAATGGTCGGGCGGTAAAGTTGATCACGGGTTAATCAATCGGCGTGAAAACGAAATCAAGTTATTCGAGGGCATGATATGAAGAAAATATTATTGATTATTGCATTGCTAACATTGCTCGGATGCAAATCTGAGCAAGCTAAAGAGATGCTGCAAACAGCAAGCCGAGAAGCCAAGATCCTGAATGCCAAATATTGCGCCGAAGAAAACGCGCATTGGCGCGAAGTGTTTATCACGGCAATCAGATCACAGATCCCGCTTTATCCTGATGGCGGTTATTGTGAGATGAGAGAGCTTGTTAACGATCTGATCGAGGTGGTTTGATGAAAGTGTTTTTGGCGTCAGTATTGGTATCGGCATTGATTGTTTTAGCATTCACATCAGGCGTCATTGTGCGCGGTTGGTTTTGATTAAAAGGAGTGGTTTGTATGAATAAAGTATCAGCAATATTTTCAATCCCTGATGTTTTGAAACAAGGAAAAATGGTTGCAAATCCGGCAGCCTGGAAAACTGGACAGATCACGGCATCTGTATTGTCTGCGCTATTGGTTACGCTGCTTAACTTGGGGCGAGTATTTGGCTATGAATTACCGGTCACGGATGAGCAGATTAATATTATCAGTGCTGGTGTTGTTACACTTGTCGGCTTGTTCGTCGTACCCGTTGCGACAGTCGCAAGCACAGAAAAAATCGGATTTAAAGCTAACGATTAAGCCGGTTATGTTAACGCTGGATCGCACCGAATTGCCTGGGTATGTACCAAATGCACAGGCAATCGGGATAAAGATTAGGATTGAGTTTTAACTATGCGTAAATTGTTAACTATTATTGTATGTACACTGTTAACGGCATATGTTTATGCCGAGTCGACAATAAACACAGATCCGCGTTATTGTGGTGAGCCGAAGCGAAGCGCATCAGGACGCATCATACGCAGCATTACAGAACGAAATAGATTTGAGGCTATCTACCCATTGCCTGCACAATTTAAACGCGATGAGTGGCAAGTAGATCACGTTATCCCGTTAAAATCTGGTGGCTGTGATAAATTATTCAATATGCAATGGCTGCCGAAAAAGATAAAAACTTGTGCGGGCGATATGTGCAAAGATCGATAGGTGTGAAACGTATTAACCTCAATACCCAAATAATCGGCGCATTGAGCGGCAGACCAGGGGCGTTTATCAAGCGGCACAGATGCACCGCTGATGTTATCCGATATTGCCCGGCTTAGTTTTTCTATTAGTTCAAGTTCGTTCATGTCAAAACCGAATTGGTGAAATATCAATTAATTGTTTTGCCGCCTCTAATTCTTCCCAAGTAATCAAATTTCCGCCGATCATAAGCCCATTATGAATAGCAAAAATACCAACCTCCAGGCCAGGAAAGCAATGTTCGTCAGGAACGTGAAGTTTCCATTCAGTTTGATCATATTTGTTTACACCTTCTCTTGTAATCATTTAATCCTCTCCATCCCTTCCTGCAATTCTTCAATGATCAAAAAATCATATTCTTGATTAGGATCTTTGTACTCGTATCCAGGCTTGCACATTGATATATCTGATTCGCATGGATTTAGATCGTGTATTCAATCCATTCGCTCATAATCAATCCTTTCTCTCATATAACTTAAACAAATCAATTTTCATAATCTGGCTCATCTACCAAGTACATGTTGCGCGGCTTTGGTGCAACTCCGTCAAGCATTGAATCAAGTTTCCAGAATGTTTTGGCTCGTATTATTTGACCATCAACTTCTGTTACATATTCAGATCCTTCCATCCACACAAAAACAGGGAACTTTTCCCAATGCTTCAGGTGTAGCGTTATTGCTTCGTTTTTAGTCATATCCCTGCGCTTGCTTCGCCTCTGATTGTTTGCTCACCATGGGATATCATCTCCTATATCTTCAAATCCGCTAGGCGGCTGTGATCTGGTCGTCTGTTTATCTTGCGCCGGTTCGCTAGGTTTCGATCCGAGCATTTTCATATCGGTAGCGATGATGTCTGTTGTGTAGCGTTCGATACCGTTCTTATCGGTATATTTCCTAGTTTGCATTCTGCCGGATATATATATCTGCTTTCCTTGAGTCACGAATTTGGAAACAATCTCCGCAAGTTTGCCGTAGATGGTTACATTTACCCATTCTGTACGTTCTTGTTTTTCACCGTTTTTGTCTTTGTAATGATCATTGCATGCAAGCGACAAATTCACTACTTGATCGCCGTTTGTTAGATAGCGTGATTCAATCTTTCCTACATTGCCAATAAATTGACATAAATTAAGACTTGCCATTGTATTGCTCCCTATTTATGAATTTTGCGTTTTCAGGCTTGTTTTTTATCCAGTAAGACACCGTACCGCTGCTTAAATTAAGTAAGCGCTCAGCCTCGTTTATGCTCCCATAAAAAACACCAAGAACCATAACTGGCTTGGATTGAGAATGCCTTATCCCAGACCTGGCTCTGCCACTGTTTTTCATATCAAGCATATTTTCTTTATGAGTTCCAACGCGCAAATGATTTGGATTTATGCATAGTTTGTTATGGCATGTATGCAGAATTTCAAACCCATGAGGTATGGGGCCGTTATGTAATTCATAACTCAGCCTGTGACACCCAACAAACTTGCCAAATGCTTTTATATGCCCATATCCAGATGATCCACATAAACCTTTCCACTCTATGCACCCGTTTTCTAATTTAATAGTGTTTTCATAAAGTCTTTGAAACGGTGGTTTTTTTGTTGGCATGATTTTTATCCGGTGAAATTTCAGCCATTATTTCACCACATAAATCTTTTGTCAACATATATGATTGCTAAGGTTATATTCGTAACCGCTTCACCATTTGACATATAGCGAGTTTCCGGGTCTTTCCCAAGCAAACCAATGAGTATTGCTTTATTTACTGATGCCATTTATATTTTTCTCCTGATTTAAACCTATAATTTTCTCGGTTTATAAGAATGTTTTTTAAAGATGCCATCCATAAAACGATAAAATGATGGTGTAATTACGCGCGATGATGCGCGGCTGCTTTTTATCCCCATTGTCACAGAAACATTATGATATTGATTGTAAGAACAATTCAACTCTTTTAATGTCTCTTCCTTACCTTTCCCGGCTAAAATCTGCAAGAAAATTTTCTCTGACATGGACATCTTAAAAAGATTATATTTTTTCCGTACCACGGTTATATAAGAATCAACCGTGTAATTAGAAATTACTTTTCCTGTTGAATCTATTGGTAATAGTTTTTTTTCGTCGAGATTGCTGTATACAAAATGCAGCGGTACGTCGGCTTCGATTTCGGCTTTAATGGCTAGCATCAATTTGTCGCGAATTGCCGGAGCTAATGGTTTTGCTCGTGTGTTTTTTCGTTTGATGTTGGTCTCGTCAGATTTAATAACTGTTATATAGTGCTCTTTGCTAATGAGCGGACAATACAGGCCAAGCAACACAAGCAAGCTTGGTGGGTGTAGTGGGTGCGGTCGCAAGGCTGTCATTTATGCCGCCGTCAGATCAAATAATGTCGGGGTTTGATTTTGCTTTTCTACTGATTCGAGGTAATAGCAGCTATCAGCAAAATAACGTGCAGATAACTCAACACCGTAATATTTACGCTGTTTGAGTAGGGCGCGATAACCAACAGAGCCAATACCGGAGAATGGATCAAGCACAAGGTCGCCAGGGTTTGTGAATCGCTCGATGATCCTGTCGGCAATATCGAATTGCATTGGACACAAATGCTGCTCTTTGCCTTTCTTTTGTTGCAGCATGTTCAACGTCCGCATACGTGCAACATCTGTCCATACTTCGTCAGACCATGAAGGTGGCTGTAACAACATGAACGTCACAGGAAGGCGACCATAACCGTCTATGGTTTCGCCAATCTTTACATGTGATTCGTAGCTGTATACATTCTGCAGATTATGGTCACGGAACCACTTGAAAATAACATCATGGTCGAGTGTCTCAAGTTCTTCAGGCATCATTAACCGTTCCCCAGCGCTGCGCCAGAATCCATGCGCGTCTGTTTGCCAACGAGAGCGGCTATAAGCTTCTTTGGTTTTCTTGACAGGATCGTCAGCATAAGCGTCCGATGTGTCAGTCGGAGTTTTGCGGAAGATGAGAAGGTATTCAGGCATGCCGCACGATATTTTAGATGAGTCTTTGCACACCTCGGACCATCCGAGACGATATGTTTGATTATTTTCACGCACAACGTCGGTAACTACAGTAATCATTCCCATATAACCAAAGCCATGCTTCTTGTAATGCTCAATCGTTTTGCAGTGGAATGGGTAAACAGTTTGATAACCTAGTCCAGTCATGCCACCAGGAACGATGCGATCTTTGACATGAATTACAGCGTTTCGGCCTGGTTTTAGTGCTCTTAATAAATCAGGCGTTAAATAATCCATTTGCTCGAAAAAATGCTCATTCGTGTCAGTGTGTCCGAAGTCGGCAAAGTTTGGACTATATTCGTACTGCGTTGAGAACGGGATCGATGTTAAAACCAGGTCGATACTGTTATCGGCCAACAGTTTCACTTCGTCAACGCAATCGTTATTTACAAGCGTGAAATTATTCCCAAGCACTTCGATTCTTTCTGTGCCCATTTTCCGTTGCAGAGCGCTTTCTATTGCTGCGTTATTTAATCCATACTCTTTAATAATAGATGTCATTTTGCCTACCATTTCGTTATGTTTGATCCATTTGTTTTCTAAGATTTCACGCACACCAGACTCTGCCTCAGTGTAGATAATGTCGACACGTACCTTTTTTGTTTGCAGGAAACGATATAAGCGGTGAATCGCTTGGATGAAATCATTGAATTTGAAGCCGATACCAAGAAAGATTGCCCAATTACAATGCCGCTGGAAATTGCAACCGGAGCCAAGCATCATCGGCTTTCCAGCTAACTCCTGAATGTCACCGTTTGAAAATCCTATAATGTTCCGTTCTTTTGATTCGTCATCCTGAGAACCATAAACGACAGAAACGCCTTTAATAGCTTTTTGAATTGCTTGTCGTTCGGCTTCCAAGTCATGCCAAATGATACGGTTAGCATCTGGATCAAGCGCTCGCAATTCCATCATCTTATTAATCCGTCGCGGCAGTGATTCGCGCTTTTCTTTGGCTGACAATTCAAGGCCGATTGCTTTTTGTTTAAACATTAGCTTTTGACCATGCCTATCAATACCAGCATCTTCTAAGTCATCGCCCAATTCGTGCCAGTAGACTTCTAACTCTGGCAAAACGTATCCATCATCACTATGACCAAGATCGCTTGGCTTTTGAACAAATAGAGCCCATGATGAAATCCAAAGCCAAAATTCTTCTTCCTTGTGTGCGTGCAATGTTAGATTGTCGGCTTTGGTAGAGTCACGTTTAAAGAAGCGTGTTTTTGCTTGTGATACATCCATAACACCTAGAAAGGCCGAGTACGCTAATAGCTCAATGTATTCATTCGGGGAAGGTGTGGCGGTAGCAACAAACCGGTAAGGGACAGATGCGCCTAAAATGCGGTTATCCATCGTTTTACGATCACCGGCAAAGATGGCCATAAACTCACGAAATGTCTTAGTTCCACCAAAACCACGCAGACAACTTGCTTCATCTAAACTTGCAACAGCAAACAATCTCGGATCAAGTTTGCCGTCACGAACTGATTCATAATTCGTAAGGTAAATACCTTCGCCGTTTGTTTCTTCAATGCGTCGAATGAATTTAACAGTCATTCCAAGCATTTCAGCATCACGTACGAACTCTTGACGGACTCCGAGCGGTATCACAATCAATCCCATGCCTCCGCAGCGCGTAAGCGTTAACCTAACCGTTTCAAGCTGGATGATTGACTTGCCTAATCCGAACGATGCGAAACAAGCGGCGCGTCCCATTTTAACCATCCATTTTACGATGTCTTTTTGGTGAGGTTTCAGCAGCGGATTGATTTCGTTGTAATCAATCTCGAAACCGAGATTTTGAGCGACAGTTACTTTGCTTTTTAGAAATTCTTTGTATGGCAGCATTTCAAACCTTTTTTATAAATCCATCATTTTGTTGAGTAACGCCTTCATTTCTTCGATAAACACAATCACCGCCGCTTCAACTTCTTGAATGTCACTCACAGAAGGCTCGAATCGAACGATAGATAAATTATGTTTCGCGCCCAATCGTGGATCATAAGAAACAAAATCGCACCACTTTCGACCAGTGCAAGCAAGCTGTAGCGTCATTTGTAACTGATAATCACGCGGTATCTTGCGCTCCAACAGATAATCGATATGAGTAGCAGTGTTCGGACATTTGATTTCAACCAATCCGGCGGCATCAACAAAGCCATCCGGCGACGCTCCGCATAAATCAATAGTTGGATGCAGAATAAAACCGGCCTCGATAACGTCATTTGTTGTTGCAAACTCATACGCTGCGCGAGCAGCTGCTTCGTTCTCTACTCCCCACAGCACAGCCTTGTTATTACTAAGATCCGGCGCTTGAGATATGCCGGTTAAGTGTTCTGCGACAAGCTGCGCCATGTAGTTTTTGCGGCTGGCAGATACTCCGGTTTTAGTGGTTGCAAGCACGTCAGATACACGCGAAGCGGTTACAAAGCCAAGACGCGCAGCGAACCAATCATCAGACCGTTGCTGCACTTTTCGCCTCTCTGGTTTTCTTAAATTCTGCTATTTTTAAAAGTGCTTCTTGGTAATCCTCAGCAGGCAGGCTGGACAGCTTCTTGATGTTAAATCGCCCGTAGAACGATTCTAATTTCAATCCGGCATCTTTGATTTTATCCAGCAGATCTGTTTCTTGATCCTGGCTGATTCGCTCGTATTCGCGTGCTTCTGGTTTTGTTTGGCCGCCGTCCGAGCTATCAATAGCATCGTGTTCAACCAATTCAAGCGCGGTCATCCACAGGTAACGGCGCTGATATGTTTGCACAGCGCCGAGATTCTGGATTTCGTGGGCGCCTTTTAATTCTGCACGCGCCATCGGACTTGAAATAACAATTTGTTCATCCGGTTTTTCTGTGTTTGTTATAGTTAGTGTGGCCGTATCATTAGCAAACGAAACAACGCCGCACAAACCAGCTTCAGCAAATGCCTTTAGCGCGTCCGGTATAAAATCGCCCAATTCAAAATATTCATATCCTGCAAACTTATTTTTTCCGCTTTTTTTCATTTTTACTGCCTGAACAGCAATCCTAGCGGCCATCAATTTTGCGTAAATGTTCATGTTCATGCTTGCTCCTTCAAAAACTCAGGCGATTCAATGCCGCGGATACTCTCTTTGAAGCGCTCCATTAATATATTTCTTGCCTCACGGTTACTAAGTTCAAGGTTCAAATCACAGGCATCCATAACGTACTCGACAACCTGCTGGCAGTGGTAAAGATTCTTGTATTCAGGAGATTCATAGAACTCATCGCCGTCAAGTTCTGCATAATCGTTTTCAATGTTTTTTAGAGCTTCAAGCAAAGCGCCGAATGTGTTAGATATACCTTCGCGCTCCATTAAAATTTCGATTCGGGCAACATCACGCAGCCATAAATCACGATTTGTTTTATTCATTTCTTGCCCCCAATAATGTAATAAGCGGTTCCCACTGTTTTTTCTCGGCCATGTAGCCATTTCGCCAAGCTACAAACATTTCGCCGGTCAGGTACGGATTGTCGGCAATGCTTTTGTCGCACAGATATGCCACCGATCCCTGTTTTTCTGCTTTCGCAAGCTGCGCCTTTCTTGCTGCAATAACCGCTTTCAGTTTGGCGCACTGAAAAGAACAACTCAGAGGCAACGAGCGCAGGCAAGAGAAAAATTCAGTTATAAAAACATTCGCAATTTTTAGCATGATCCCTCCGATGATTTAGCTATTTCTGTTTGATCTGGGGTGCAAAGTTCTGGATATGTTTCGCACCAGCGCGTATTGGCTGCGTCAAAATCGATAATTAAGATCGTAAACACCAGCACTACACTACATAGGATTGCAACGGTTTCGTGTTTCATTTCTCACCCCCATTTTTTTGCACAAAGAAACCAGAGGCAAGATTTGTTGGTTTAATTGGAGCGGAAACAATTGCCTTTAAACTCCAGTCACAGACTTTTATTTTTAATCCGGCAAAAATTCCGTATTCGCCAGCCTCAATGTCATCGCCAGCCTCAATGCCACCGCCAGCCTTAATGCCCAAGCCAGCCTTAATGCCACCGCCAGCCTTAATGCCACCGCCAGCCTTAATGCCCCAGCCAGCCTTAATGCCACCGCCAGCCTCAATGTCATCGCCAGCCTCAATGTCATCG